GCGTGGTGCTACCGCCAGTAGCTCGCAGCGCAAAATTAGCACCGTAAACATGTGGGCCTTACAAAGCCCGCACGATGATGTTTTGTGCAAGATATGGCGGCATGATATCTAATGCTGCCTCAGCGTTGTTACCGAGCTTACGTGCAGTGGTGAAATATGCATATCCACTAGACACCTTAGTCGTTGTGCTTCCAAACCAATCGGCGTCTCCGACAAATAATTCATTCGTGTTTGCGAGCACTGCGCTGAATCCTGGTAGATTTTTTTCAGTGATTTTTTGTTTTCGTGCACCTCCCAAATCGCGTAGCGCAAAATTAGCACCGTAAGCATGTGGGCCTTACAAGGCTCGCACCACGATGTTTTGCGCGAGGTAGGGCGGCATGTTATTATGCGGTTCGCCTCCGCCTAGAGTACGTGTGGCCCATTCAAAGGTGATGTGATATCCACTTACACCACCTTGCAAAACTTCACTGCCAGAATCACTGAGAATAATAAAACGATCTCCGTTTTGGGTGCCAAACTGATGTTCTGGAAGTTCTGCAAGCGTTAGGGTGTGATTTGTTTCTCCGCCAGTAGCTCGCAGCGCAAAATTAGCACCGTAAGCTAACGGGAAGCGTTCAGCCAATTTTTTGCAGTTGAAAAAGCCGTCTGCCGCGCCGGAACTGAGTGAATCACCGATTTTAGCATAGAGTACGGCATATACCGTTTTCGACAGGTCATCGTTGAAATTGACACGGGCGTAGGCCTTGCTGTTTACTCCGCCCGTGTAGGTGATAACATTTGGCGAGTACCACCACTCACCGATGCCGGGCATGCTTTCTTCCAGCGCAGCGAGCCTGTTCCTCATGCTTGCCAGCATGGTCATCAGAGCCTCCAGCGTTGCCGGAGAGGAGGGCAATGCAGGGAGTGCCACCGGAGCGGTAAAGGGGACAGTTACCGCCGCACCATCGCCGTTTTTCTCTAAAAGATTATCCGAGTCAATGGAGTCCGCCGCCTGTTGCGCGGCCTGTGCGGACTGCGCAGCGGCGGAAGCGCTGGCAGATGCGGCCGTCTCAAATGCAGCGGCAGCGGATGCACTGGCAGCAGCGGCGGCCTGGCTATCTGCGGCATTGGTTTGGGACGTCGCAGCAGCAGACGCGCTGGAAGCGGCAGCGGACTTACTGGAGGCCGCATTCGTCTCGGATGTGGCCGCAGCGGCGGCGCTGTTTGCGGCTGCGGACTTACTGGAGGCCGCAGCCGCAGCACTGGCCGCAGCCGCGGCTTTGCTCTGAGCAGCAGCAGATTCGGACGCTGCTGCCTCGGCCGCCTGCGCAGCTGCTTCTTCGGCCGAAGCGTCCGCAGCAACGGCAGCCGCCAGCGCGGAGGATATATCCGAGGTCAGCACGTTATAGTAGTCCGAGGAAACGATCTGCGCGTCTGTAAGGACGGACGCCTCAACCTCCAGCGCGAAGCTGAAGGTGGTTATCTTAGCCCCGTCCGGTGTGTACAGATTTACTTCGGCTTTCTGCATCCCGGCGGCAGTGAGAGCCTGCTCCACCAGCTCGATGGTGACGGAGTTGCCGTCGATGACGACCGCGGCATCACCCAGGTCGTTCTTGTCATAGAAGCACGCTGTGCCGTCATTTTTGCGCACCCGCACGATCCCCACAGCGCCGGACGGAATGGAAAACCCATTCTCCGTGTCGGAGCACCGGAGCGTAACGAAGCGCGTGCGCTTATCATTCTGCTTCGCGTGGACAATAACAGGATAATCCGGTTCGTCCATCATTCTCGTGATCGTAGTGTTTACTGATAAAGCCATAAAGCCGCCCTCCTATTAAAGCGCCCCCAGGTATCGGATCGTTTGCCCGTCAACAGTCCGTTCCTTGAGTGTACACTCGTATCCGTTAAAAATGATTTTCGACTCTCCGTCTGCAATTTGCAGCGAGATGACTTGCCCTTTGCCGTCAAACACCATAAGGCTCGGCCAGCTTTTGATCTCACCGGTCACCCCGTCCTGAACCATGGCACTAAGCGTGATCCCTGCATCGTCTATCCTTGAACTGACGTGTACATCGGATCCGGAGAAGCCCAGCGTTTTCTGGTCGCCCCAAGTATTCGAATACAGGCCGCCCACATAAGTCCCATTTTGAGAGAAGCGGAGCATACCTCCCGAAAGCTCTGCAAGAAAAGCATCTGTGCCGGAAAGAAATGTGCCTGCAAGCTGCGCGGCTCCAGTGTCCAGGTTGATCCACGATTTCCCGTTTTTGCTCTGCAGCAGGCCGGTTTTGATGAGATTTGCTGTAAGCGTGCCCACGACGATCCAGTCAGCGACAAACCCGTTTTGCGCAAAGCTCCACACGGTACTGTAATCGCCGTTCACGCCGTTCTGGCCGTAGGCGATGCCCTCCAGGTTGAGCCATAGGACCTTTTGGGATGTGGCAAGGTCGTCGCCGTCGCCCCACCGGATGCCGTTTGGTTTGCCCTCATTGTTGAAGGTGATCTCCATGGTCCCGCCGTCGTGCCCGGAGATGCCGGCAGCCATCTGGTTGATCAGGTTCTGCATCTGCTTGCGGAACGAGCTGGACGGGTTCTCGATGGCGTCCTGGAGCTGCTTGACGGTCGTCGTGATCGTGGGCGCTTTCGTGGACAGCGTCACGACATTGAGGTCCGGATAATGAGGATACCGCTTGTACTGCACGACCTGATGGTCGATGCGTGTGCCGCGGCGTGTATCAAGGAGCGTGGCGACCGTAAGCAGCTGGATGTTGAGATGTGCGTAAATGTTGGATCCGGCCCCCTCCTCATAGCGCCATGCCTTTGCAAGATCCACGACGCCGCAGCTGTAGCTGCGCACAGGCACCGCAGATGCGTCCACCTTTTTCTGCGCAGCCTCCAGCAGGTTCTCCGCCACAGTGTACCGTTCGTCCTCCCAGTATGCGCAGATGATCTTGTCCGTGTATGAAAAGTTCTCCACATAGTCCTTGCCGCCGTTGATGCCGGCAAAAGTCAGCCCGTCCTTGCCTCGGGCGTACAGGCGCGTGCAAAGACCGGAGGATGAACCTTTGAAGTTTGTGCTGGTGAGGTTGAGCTCCTCCGTGAGGTAGACGCCGCCGGCTTTAAAATCTCCCGGAGCATAGAAATGCACTGCCTTGTCTGCAATCTTGTAACGGATGGCCAGCCCTCCAAAAACAGACGCAGCCCCGAGAATGACGTCCTCCGGCGTCGCACTGTCCAGGTCGATGGTGCGCCGGATGGTGCTGAGGGAGTGGTCCACCACGGTCCAGCCCGCAGGCAGCACGCCCTCCACTGTGCCGGCAAGCGTATCGCTCCCGTTGGTGTAAGGAATACGCATATCTGCGCGCAGAGGCGAAAGCTCCAGCTTTCCCTTAATGTTCGCAGTGGCAGCGCCTTCGTCGATGGCCGTAATGCGGTAGACCTGCCCGTCTTCGGCGTCGAGCAGCTGCACTTCTTCCGCCAGCAGCTTGTAGTCCGCATGGTCAAGCGGCAGCGTGAACCCGATTTGGTCCTCGCCGTTCGTTTCTTCCTGGATAAAGTATTTGTCAAAATCAAGCGGGATCTGTCCGCCGTCCGCCTGCAGGATCTTCAGCATGATAAGCCCTCCTAGTAATAGATGGGGTAATAGTCCACGGTCATGGCGCTGTCGCCGGGGACCGTGTTAAGGCCCGGCTTCAGATACGGCCATTCGATGATGTCGCACTTCTGCAGCCCCGGCGCGCCGTTGACAAGTACACGGATGGTCAGGCCGTCGATGCACAGCATGTCGCCCGCCGCCACGCCGGTGAATGTAACGCCGGCCATACTGAAGGAAGCTGCCCCATCGGGTACAGTCGCCGCGATCCGGCACCCGATACGCGGGGCCGTTCCCTTAACTGTAAACGGCACATCCGGCTGCGCTTTGAGAGAAAGCAGCGGGCCGCGCTGCACGCCCTCCAACACGTATGTGTTCGAGATGAGCCAGGGCAGGTCATAAGACGGCTCGCCGCAGCTCTTAAGGTATGCGTCATAGTAAAACCCATCCGGGAGCTGCAGCTCGACCTTTCCGCCCGCCAGCGCGGCCTCCCATGCAGAGAGGCGCGCGGCAGCTTCGTGCTGATCCCGCCCTTTGATGGTCACGGGCAAGGTGATGGTCTTCAGGCTCACCTCCGATCCCATCACGTTGAAAGCAGCGCCCATGCGGGACTTCACAGCCGATGCACCGGTGCTGCCGCGCTTGACGGACCAGCCCTTCAGGAGCCGAACGCCGTATTCAACGGCGTTTAAATGATTTAAAAACACCCTTTTAATCCTCCTCGAATTCCATCTGCTCACCCATGAAGGGAGCGGCTGCGCGCGCGATCTCGCGGCCCTCGACTTCCACATGGACGTGCGTTTCACCCTGTACCGTGACGTTGGAGCCGCCCGGCGCCTGCGGCGCCGCGGTGCGGAGCTTGCCGGACGCAGCTGCACGCGCGGCCGTCTTGTTCTGGGAGGACAGCACGGCGTCCTGTGCAGTGGATGCAAACTGTTCCATGTCGTCCGCCACGTCACGCTTCGCCTTCGGCATGGCGGCCTCGATGCCGACCGTGATACCGGGCGGGATGAACTTGCCGATCTCATCGGCAAACAGCCTGGACGGCGAGCGGATGCCCAGCGCCCTTTTGGCTGCATTGAATGCGGACATCGCCGCGTCGATCGCACTGGAAACGAGGCCGGCGACGGCAGAACCGATGCCGGAGATGATACCTGTGATAATGTTGGAGCCGATAGAGCCCCACTCGACATTTTTGAAAGCGTTGGCCACGTTCGTGACCGCGCTCTTCGCCAGCTCCAACAGCCGGGACGGCAGGTTGAGCACCGCGTTCACGATGTTCGTAAATACCGCCTTTGCCGCGCTGCCGACTGTAGAGAGCAGGCCGCGGATGGCGTTCGCCATGCCGGAGACCGCATTGCCGCCCAGATTTTTCAGCGTGTTCGGCAAATTTACGATGGCGTTTTTGACGGTCTCGAAGACGCTCCGTCCGGCCTCGCCGATTTTTGAGACCATGGACTTGAGCCCGTCGCGGAAAAACGTCATGATGTTCGTACCGAGATCAAGCCAGTTGAAAGCCGAGATCACGGACCAGATGGCCTCGACGATCTTCGGCATGGCCGCGAGGATCTGCGGGATGGCCTGAAGCAGACCCATCACGAGCTTGCCGATGAGCTGCACGCCCGCCATCAGGAGCTTAGGCGCGTTGTCGTTGATGACCCCGCACAGGTCTATGATGATCTGCGGGATATTAGCCAGAAGGTCGGGTATGGCGGCGATGAGGCCGTCGGCCAGGTTCATGATGAGGTTTATCCCGGCGTCAACGAGCTGGCCCGCGCTCTCGCGGATACCCGCGGCAAGCTGGCCGATCATGGGCAGCGCGCTCGCGAGGAATTCCGGCAGGCCGGTGGCCAGGCCCTCTGCCATGGAGTTGAGCATGTCCACGCCCGCCTGCGTCATCTGCGGCAGGCCGTCGATGAGGCGCTGAGCAAACTGGCTGATGAGGTCCAGCGCAAAAGCTCCCAGCTCCGGCACGATCTCCGCGACGCCCTGCAGCAGGGAGGCTCCCATCTCGATGGCTGCATCGAGGATCTGCCCGGTGTTGCCGCGCAGCCCGGATACAAAGGATCTGATGGCGCTGACGGCGGCGCTCACGAGCTTGGGCGCGCTCTTTACGATCCGTGCAGCGGCGTCCGCAAATACGCTGCCCAGGCTCTCGACGAGACCGTCCAAACCGCCTTCTTTAAATGCGGAGGACAGTTCCTCGATGTATCCAATGCCAGTCTTTACGACATCCTTGAGCGGCTCCTGGATGCTCTCGTAGAACTCAATGCCAAGTCCCTCAACGGCGGATTTGAGGATGGTGATCTGTCCCTGCAGATTGTCCTGCATGGTGTCGGCCATGCTCTGTGCAGCGCCGTCCGCATCCGCGATGGAGGCGGCAAGGGCTTCGTAGTCTTCAGGTGCAGCGTTGACGATGGCCAGCAGGCCGGACATCGCCTCCTGCCCCGCGATGGTACTGGCCATAGCGGCCTTCTGCTGCTCATCGAGACCCGCAAACCCTTCCCGCAGCTGGCCCAGCACATCGGACAGCGGCAGCATATTGCCCTGCGCATCCGTGAGAGAGATCCCCAGTTGAGACATCGCCGCAGCAACGTCATCCGTTGGGCTTGCAAGGCGTGTAAGCATGGCGCGGAAAGAAGTGCCGGCCTGCTCGCCTTTGATGCCCGCATTCGCCATCAGCCCGATGGCCTGGGCGCAGTCCTCGATGCTGTAGCCCAGCGCTCCTGCAAGCGGCGCCGCATACTTGAATGTAGCGCCCATCATGGAAACGTTGGTGTTCGAGGAGCTGGATGCCTTTGCGAGAACGTCGGCAAAGTGTCCGGCATCGGACGCAGACAAACCGAAAGCCGTGAGCGCATCCGTCACAATATCGGACACGGCGCCGAGTTCTTCACCGCTGGCCGCCGCAAGATTCATGATGCCGGGCAGGCCGTCCAGCATGGACTGCGTATCCCAGCCGGCCATGGCCATGTATTTGAGTGCTTCAGCTGATTCGGTGGCGCTGAATTTGGTGCTCGCGCCCATCTCCTTGGCCTTTGCGGTCAGGGCATCCAGTTCGTCACCTGTAGCGCCGGAGATCGCCGCTACCTCGGACATCCCCGCCTCAAAGTCGGAGCCGACCTTAACGGCATAGCCCGCCATTGCTCCCAGACCGGCGGATACTGCCGTGAGTGCCGCGGCGGCGCCTTTGGCCAGTGTGGAGATCCCCTGCTGGAACCCCTTGCCGTCTACACTTGTATCAAATTTCAGGTGGCCGTCATACGCCATACAAAAACACCTGCCTTGATGATGCAAAGCAGGCGCTTGCTCACTACCCTACAACTTGGATGTGGCCATCGGCTCTGTCCTTGGGATATTCCAATCGCAGCAATGCCCCGCAGCGGGGGCACTTGATCTCGCCCTTGACGAATTGAGCCCGGAGCAGAAGCTGCCCCGGGCGGCTGTTCGTTTGACAATTCGGGCAGCGGATCTCTTTTTCTTCCATTACCGCCCTCCTCAGAGTTTACTGAGATCGCCGCCGCCCATGAGGGCGTCAGCGATGAGGTCCAGTTTTTCCTGTTCATCCACGGATTTCCGCAGACGGTAGACCTGTTTCATTTCCTGGATGAATTTCTTTTCCTTCGGGTCTTTCACCTGCGTAAGGTCCGTGCTGCGCCACTCAATGATCTTTGAAAACAGGCAGTCCGGCCGCAGTGCGTCGAACATGGCCTTGAATTTCCACCAGTGCAGGTCCTGCACCTGCTCCAGATCCACGCCGTACTGCTCCAGGAATGCGGCGAAGATATATCCGTCGTCCTGGTCATAGTCGAACACCTTTCCGGCGCGGCGCATGCGCGCGGTCGAGCCGCGCTTCCAGGGTTTGCCGCAGTTGTAAAACCAGAGGATGGCGGAGCCCGCCTCATTTTCCCCGGTCGGGAGTATGCCGGGAAAGAAAAGCTCCAGGGCCGCCAGCCCCTTTTCCCGGTTGGAGAGTGCGTCGTCCAGCATCATCTGCTCAAACAGGATGCCGAACCGGAACGACGTATTGAGGGGGTATTCTTTATCTCCAAGCGTGTACACGGTGGGCGCCGGGTCTACAAGGAGGTTCATTTCTTCGCTGCCGCCCTACGCTGCGCCCGGTTCGGGCTGTACTTTGCCTTGATGGAGGAAATGGAGCGTTCAAACTCGGCACGCTGCGTCTGCACCGCATCCGTGAGCTGAGCGAATGCCGTCAGGGCGACGCCGAGATGGTTTTTTTCGCCTATCACGCGCAGGCCCGTGCCTTCGCCGAAAATCGTATCAAACGCCTTGCGCACCGCCCCCACTTGTTTGCGCATATTACCCGCCTGGGAAAGTACCGGGTCCTGCTGCGCGTCTCCTTCTACGGCTTGGAGCGCGGCGTCTACCTTTTCCAGTTCATCCGCATCCAGCAGGTCCAGTTCCAGTTCCGTGTCCAATACTTTGATTGTCGCCATTTTGCATCCTCCTGTCAGGTCCCGGACGGTTCAGCGCTGGCTGGCGCGGCGGCCGCCTCTGTGAACGTCTTTGTCTGTGTGTTAAACTCGCCGATCACGACGTCACCGATCTGGTTCAGGTTCCCCTCCTGGGAGATGATCTCGCCGCCGGCACCGGTGATGCTGGAAACTTCCACGGACACGCGGAACTTGCGCGCATAGAAGGTGTTCTCTTTGCTGGCGATGGGCTGGTACAGGCGGACACGGATGAAATCCGTCTCTACGCCGATCTGCTGCTCCTCCGCAATATCACGGATGAACTCGCTGACATCGTTATCGAGATACTGGTCGCCGGTAATGGGGAACTGCGGCGCATAACCGGACGTCAGCTTCGTGGCTGCTTTGTCCGAGGTGTAGTGTTTTTCCACCACCTGTGCGTTCGGATTTTCGTCGATAGTCTCGAACACATTCATAAGGTGGTATGCGGGAGATTCCCCGCCCGGTTCAGTGTTGAGATAATCCGCGACCTTGTTGCGCAGGATCGCGGTGCCTTTTACATCAGCTGTAACTGCCATTTGTCATGCCTCCTGTATATATTGGAGCCGGCAGGGTACCTCGTAGATATACACGTCCGGCTCAAGGGTGTAAAGTTTCCCGGTGTCGCTTGCCTGGATGAGCTGCGCTGCCATGCCTTCGGGCAGGTCCGGCAGCATGCCGTCCCGGCTCTGCCGCTCCAGCCAGCGGGAGATGAGCTCACATTTTCCGCTCGCGACGATGCCTTCCTGGATGGTGCCCCGGCTGCCACGGTACCAGACCGCAAAAGGATACTGGCGGACGGAACTGCCGTCTGTGTACATCTTCACGATAGGATTGCCGCTGCGCTTGGCGAGTGTAAATGCGTTGTTGTCCATGGGCATGCAGTCCACAGTGACAGGGCTGCCGGCCTCGATGTACGGGCAGGTCTGAAGGAACTCCCACAGGCCGCGGATGATGGTGTCAGGCTTTGCCATACGCTCCTCCTGTTTAGTCAAAATACGTTGCTGCCGCCGCGAGTATCTCGTCGCGGTGCTGCTTTTTCATAGCTTCGAACCACTCAGCCTGCGCGAGCTGATGATACCGCGTGCTGAAGCTGTATTCCGGATGGCGGTACAGCTTCGCCGCATAGGGCGTGATGTACTGCACCTCGCCGGAGCCGACGTCTGTGCCGAGGATGCCGGATTTGTCCAGCACGCCTGTTTCCATAGGTACGAAGGGGCTGCTGTATTTCAATACGGCTTCATCCACGTACTTCTGGAAGTTTGAGAACTGCTTTGTGCGGCGCGGTGTAAAGTCCGGGTTCCAGATAAGCTGCGCGGTCTGGCCGTTGGATGAAACAACGCAGCCGCGCGGCGTCGAGATCTTCCGTTTATCTGCCACGGCTATTTTCCCTCCAGCCTCCAGTGGTGCATGGAGGGGCTGCCGCGGCGGTTATCCCGCACGGCAGTCACCACAAAGCACCTGCCTTTGTATTTCTGCGTAAGGTCTCCGGCTTTTGTTACTGCGTCGGACACAAGCCCGCGCACAACGATGTCGTCCGCACCGGCGTTGATCTCGGCATCCGTGAGGATGCGCACGATGTATCCGTCCGACGCCTTCAAGCCTCCGGAGGATAGCGTCACGCCCTGGCCGCCGTACCAAAACACGCCGGGGAACTGATTGGGCGTGTAGGTGTAGTCGCGCTTTTCGGCGTTGTACTCCTTGTGGTACAGAGTTATATCCGCATTCGGCGTCGTCATGGCCGCCACACTCCCGTATACATGAGGTTCTCAGGATAGGTGAGGTAGTCCGAACAGATGCCGGAGAGAACGGACTGGCGGTCCGCCCGCATTGCCGCGGGCGTGCCGCCGTCTCTCCAGCTCACGCTGTAGCCGTCCACGTTCTCGCTGGCAACAGCTCCAGCCTGGGTCTTTGCGTCCAGGGCCGCCCAAGCCTCCAGCTGGTCCGCCAGCGCACAGCAGCACAGCTGCAGGCGTTTGGACATATTGTCGGGAGCATCGGCCGCGCGGTCGAACGTCACGCGGTCGATCTCAAGGCTTGCCCGATCTGCCCACTTGTCGAAATCAGCCTCCGGCATGGTCCCGTGCCATGTGCCGGAATAAAATGCGTAGTCCGCATAGGCCATACCGGCCGCCTCCCTCCGTTATTCCCCGCCCGGTGCCGGTGCGTCGGCGTGTTCTTTGGCGATGTGATCCGCCAGGCCCTTTTCCGTTTTATACTCCTTGCCGCAGTGCGGGCAGGCGAACACAGCGG